ATGCCTTACTCATTCCTGTGCGACCTTCCTTGATCTGGTCTAGGTAGTCCAAGACAGGGAAAGCAGCCTGACCCACAAATGGAGTTACCAACGGCTGCACCATGTTCGGAGCACGCGCACGAATGATTGCGCCTGTCTCGTTGTTCAAGGCATCGTCAATGTTGACCTGACCCTCAACGATCACGGTGCGGGGATGGATAGACTGTGCCAGAGAGTCGAGCGTATTGCGCATGACTTCGGACTTGATTTCTTGTAAGTCGCGTGTAATGTCAAAGATCGACATTGCCTCAAGTGGTGATGTATGGGGTTCTGGATCGCAAGGGAATTCAATAAACGGGATGTATGACGCTGGCAGGTTGCGCACCATCTTGTAGCCAGCACCCATGAAGCACATCTTGCGCAGCTCAGGGATACCGTCGCCATCAAAGTCAACCTTGGCGTAGCCCTCAACATAGAGAACTCTCTGCATCATCGGATTAGCGCTCTCTGTGAAATACTGGTTATTTGCCAACGGTGCGCGAGCCAGAGCCTCTTCGTTGTCGTTCAAGTCGGACGAGCCAACATAGTCCATCACCTCGTCTTCGTCATACCCCATAGAGATCAACTCAGCCACAGTCGCCATCTTGCGGTGACCGATAAAAGGTGCGTCCTTAAACGACATTGCTTGGCGAGACAAGAGCAATTCTTCTGGCGGTAGGCACGCGACATGAATACGCTTGTCAGTCACCTTGCGCTTGATCTGCACATCATGGATCATTGCTGGGGGCATAGGTTGACCCGTCATAGGATCGATCTGCATCGCGCCTTGCATGGTCTCGTCTGGGTAACTCGCAACGATCTTCACATCTGCATCGCCCTCTTGCATGACGATCTGCAATGTCTGGTCATCTAGACCCGAATATTCCTCAATTCGGACAGACTCGGTGTCCTCAATCCACGCCTTGACAATGCCACATTTCCTGACAAGAGCGTCTTTAAATGTGGCGTATGCCACCATAAAACCGTTGTTGTCGTTGTTAAAAACATAGTTGCAGTAGTCTGTGGCTTGCTGTGCGTTTTCTACATCCTCTGGACCACGCGGGACAAACTCCACCGTGTTCTCTGTGGAGAAAAACACACGCATCAAGGACGGCAGCATGGCAGATACGGTGTCACGCACCTCCATCGCCACAACTTGCGAGCGTCCATCTTCCTCGTTACCGAAGGGGTCTCCCCTGTAATACTCAGTACCGCGAGCGCGGATAGGACTCAAGTCAGAGTCGATGTAGCTCACAGCGTCTGTGATCTCTTGACCCATGATTGCTTCTAAGTCCATGTCTGTCATGGGTTCTAGCGTCGGGTCAACCTGCGACGCGATGTCTGTGCTCAATCCCAGCTCGTTAGTAATATTCATTTTTTACCCTTAGTCAATACGACATACATGGAGTCCACAGCTCGCGGAGTCCTTAACAGTTCTTCTTGCGTCAATTTTAGGTCTTGTGCGAATGGATTTAACCTAAATTCCAAGTGCGTCATGTAAAACCTGTCTTCCCAGCCAAGATACCAATGCCAGTCGGTGTAATAAAGCCACGACTTCTCGTTGAATGCTCTCAGGTGCGTCGGGTCTTGCCACGCGCCATAGCTCAAGTCATACGGCACATGGATGCGCATCTCGCCACCAATCTTGAGTAATTCCTTGCAGCTCGTCATTGCACCCACCAGATCGGGTAGGTGTTCGAGTACATCGTTTGCCAGTATTGCGTCAAACATCTCTGGCTGCACCTCGAAGTCACCGATCCTTGTGGAGATCGCATCGCCCCACGGGACATTGCAGATGTCGAGTAACCAGTCGTGCTTGACGCGCAGTTGGATGTCTGCGTTGATGCAGTCCTCCCGAAAGTCCTTGCCAGAACCTAAGTTAAGTACCAAAGAATCGTTGTGCATATTGAGGACGGTGCTCCTTGACCCAAGGCACAGACGCTGCAACTAATTGCTTTGAGTCGTCGCCCGTGGTCTGGCTTCCGATGTGATGGACATACGCGCTTGAGACGAAGTGCTCGTAGCCCTGATTACTGAGGTCTGCGCAGCTCACATCATCAGAAAACCAGTTAATCGGGGGAAATCTTCCGTGATGCCATGCGTCTCTACTTATGTACGCAAAGATCGGTGCAATGGCGCTGGCATGGCGAATGAACTGCTCAGACTTGAATCTGCACATCTCTAGGTGATCGCCATCGGGGTTGTAGCGAATGTTTTGAGCTGGTCTCACATAGTCACTTCTCGCACCCACCCATCCGACATTGACCTCCAGCTCGCGGATCACCTCCACATCTTCGAGCAGTCGCTGGTAACTTGTCGGTGTCAGCACCACATCGTCGTTGCAGACAATGCACGCCTGTGCGTACTTCAGAGCGTCGTCGATTACTTCGTTGTAATCGTCGCCAAAGTTCGTAGGTTCGCCAAAGATTAGCCTTGCGTTCTTGTAGCCAGAGACGACTCTCTCTGTGCCACGCAAGTAAACAAAAGCCTCTGGCGCGTACTGCTTGATCGATTCAAGCAGAACTGGCAAACCTTTGCCGTTGACCGTTGAGATGCAAATAGGGATCACTTTTTAGCCTTATTCCTTGCGGAGATCGCCTTGGCTTTTGCCTTTGCGTCTGCCTTGCTGGACGCACCCCATGCGTTGAGACTCAAGAGAAGACGGGTCTTTTCACCGTCCTTGTACTCTGGTCCAGCATTCCCCGCCATGCGTGCAAGAAAGCTCGCACGCCTTGGGTTATCGCCTGACTTGACAGGGGGCTTTAGGTTCATGCCTTCAGCCTTAGCCGAGGCACGACCTTTAGCGTTCAATCCACCAGTTGGTGACTTGCCCTCTTTCCTCTGCCAAGCTGCGCTCACTTCTTAGCCTTCGGCTTCTTGGCGGTCTTGGCAGCTTGCTTGAAGTCGGCAGCACTTGGAGCTGCCTTAGAGCCGACCTTGTTCATCTTCTCGCCTGAGCCAGCAGCGATGCGCTTTTGCTTGGCATTGATGTTTGCGTAAAGTCCCATCTTCATGGCTTAGCCCTTTCTAATTTTCTTTGCTCAATTTTCCATCTTTTAGAGCCAATAACTCTTTGACCTTTATTCCAAGGAGTTACTCCTCTGCCGTTGATGTTTTCATAGGTAGTTCCTTTATTCCAAGGAGTTCTTCCTTTTAAGGCTTGAGACTGCTTTACGGCAGCAACTAACCTTATTTCCTTTAGCTCTTCCTCGGTCTTTTTTATGTACGGCTTTTTTGTGCCTTTGTTATGAGGCGCTTTGCCTTTTCTTTGCTCAGACCAAATTCTTCTTGTCTCTTCGCTTGGATTCCATCCAGACCTACCTTGACCGCCAGTCGTTAAATTACAAATTGGAGCGCCAAGTTTTTTCAACTTGTCTATGTATTCCTGCTCCGCAAGCAAAGACAAGTCTTCGTCAACATCTGAGACTACCTCTTCAGCAGTAAAGCCACCAGCATCTTTGACTATTTCATGCCAACGGCTGTTTCTGTTCTGAGTTTTTACTTTCCTGTAAGGATTGGATGCTTTACCAACATAGAAAATTTGACCGTTGTCAGCCCTTCTATGCTGGTAAATTGAGCAGCCTTCAGTCTTCATTCATTTCCTCTGGCGACTCGTCTTCGTCCTCGTCCTTGGCTTCGCCAGTATTAGGACCACCGACGACCCAAGCACGACACGACCTTTGTGCCGAACATTTAAAATCAAAAATCTCGCAGTATCCGAGGTCTGCTAACTTGACAACGCCCCACGGGTCTGCTTCGTTTCCTATGCCGTCAGCGATACATTGCTTGATGTCTTCTGAGACATTGAAGGCTGCACAGTTACCGCAAAGACTTTTCTTAGCGTCTTCGGCAGAGACATCCCACTCGTCAGCCATGCGCTTCCAGTAAGCCTCATTAGGCAGATTCGGATTCTCAGGACCGTACTTCGCAGCCGTGATCGCCTTGGCGCGGTTCTTTAAGTTGATCGTAATGTCTTGCGTGGGGAGTGGACACTCGCTGGTGTCGCTGTCACTCATCATCTGATCCATAGCGCCTTGCAAGCTCTTGGGGTATGAGGTAGCCATTAAAAACTCCTTGAATAATTCAACATCCAGCGCGGTATGGCTGG